CTGGATGATAGTACTCATGATCTTCTCCATTCGAATTTCTGGTACGAGTCTGAAGGACAGAGAGATCGACTCAGCTCTTAGGATCTTAGTCGCTGTTTAGTTATCAAAGAACTGTAGTTTTTTTTTTGTCCTAACTATATTATAATTCAAGATCATTATTCCCTAACGGCCGCTGCGATAAAATCTCTGCCGTGAAGGAAACCTGTAGTAACACTATGTAAAACTCACCGTAGGCTAATCCCGCGCTAAACTGATCCCGCGCTAGGCTAATCCTGTAGTAGTACTACGTTACTTGTTACTCTTATATCCTTCTGTCGTGTGATCTCTAGTCTCCTCACTATATACTTGATGTAACAACGTAGCGTTGGGAGACGTTCATGGCAAACGATCCAAGCACTCCTCAGGACGAGTGGGTGACTGATGAAATGCTCGGCAGGCTCGTAGAGCCGAAAGCAGTAGAAACCTACGAGCATGGTGCCATGAGCATATTTCGCCAGAACGCAGTAGAAGCCGCCAAGGCGATCTGCAAGCTAGCAACCCACAGCACCAACGACAGAATCAGACTAGATGCAGCTAAGTACGTGTCCGATCGTGTTCTCGGGCGTATTAGTGAGGCACGGCCGACCGATGCCGCGGGTGCTCCATGGGAAAGTGTGTACGAAGCTGTTGTCAGAGAGCCTACTGCAACCGAACGTGAAAGCGGAGCCCAAGTAGCTCGCTGAACTGCACGAAAGAGCACTCAGGCCCCTGTGGAGGCTGTTAGGTTGTGGCGGGCGAATTCAAGTCAATGAATGGAGATGACGTGCCACTACTGAATGCTGCGGCGGGCGATACGGTTCAGTATCGTAATGCTGATGGTGAAACCGCTAATGTGTATGTGACGGGCGTTCAGCCTACCGCACCTGCAGCTCCAAGTGTGACCACGCAGGGTACTGGCGGTACCCTAGGTGCTGCTACCTACTCGTACAGAGTCACGCGAGTAGTTGGCGGGGCTGAGGGTCCGCCTAGTACTGCTGGTTCGGTTGTGGTGGGGTCCGGCACGACTAACCGGAACAATGTTGGACTGCCTGGCGTGGCTGGTGTGCAGTACGGTATTTATGGCAGGACAGCTGGTGCTGAGCGGTTTATTGGGTTGTCGGCTGCAGGCGCAACCACGTTTGCTGATACGGGTGCGGTGACGCCTGATGTTGCTCGGCCCGCAACTGGGGTGACCGCTGATGGCCGGATCGGGGCGTTGCAGTTTCACCCGAAGCGAGTGCTAGGTGCTCCTTCAGGTACGGTTGTTGTCAAGGCTACCAGCATGAAGGATACCGACGTTTACTTCAAGCGCTGAGGCGTAGGAGTGAGTTATGGCATGGGTGCCTAAGATTAACAGGCATGTGACATTGCTGAAGCGTATTAGTGCTTCGGTTGTTAAGCCTGTTCCTGCGGTAATCACAGCCTTCGCTACTGATACCAACCCGATTGTCCGCGTCGGACGTCATGGACAGACTTTCGGTAGTGGAGCCGTTGGTGTGCCGCGAAGAACTGATCCGGACGAGAACATTACGGTCACGAAGTACATATCGTACTAGCGCCACGCTCGTATAGCTATATAAGCTAGCTACATTTACAGTAGTCCTTAATATTAGGGGGTGAGTGCGGGGGTGGCAAGCCTGGTTGTTGATAAACGAGCGTACTTTCGGCAGCTCGGGTATCAACCACATCCGAAGCAGTGGTTATACCACATGTCTAGATCTCGCTTCCGTGCTGCTGTATGTGGTCGGCGCTTTGGTAAGTCGTGCATGGCTGCTAGGGATCTTGAGCCGGAGCTGATGGTTCCTAACCGTCGCTACTGGATTGTTGGCCCTTGTGTCGATGAGTTGACGGAGATCTTTACAGATCGAGGTTGGTTGCGCTACGACGAAGTTGTTGTTGGCGATCGGACACTTTCGATTAACCCCAAGACGGGCTTAAGCGAGTGGGATACAGTTGAGAAGGTCTTGCGGAAGTCGGGTGTGCATCCTGTCATTCGAATGGAGGGACACTCCTTCTCATCTGTCTCCACGCCTGATCACCGTTGGTTGACTAATAGACGTTGGGACAGTATTGGGGGTGCACGTGTTCCACGTCTTCCGGGGGTCTTGCAGCCGATAGCTGACAAATTACCCAAGACTGACAACGGTTGGACTTGGCGCACTACAGCGACGCTTACGGCAGATGATAGAATTCCGACTGCGGCTCCCTGTGTCGATGTCCCTACCGAACCGAAGTACACTGATGCCTTTGTAGAACTGGTTGCTTGGATCTGGACTGAAGGCTCTCTGTCACGCAGTACGCGGCAGACCCAGACGTGCTTCCAGATACATCAGTCACACGTAGCGAATCCTGATAAGGTGAGTCGCATTCGTCGTGCGCTCGAGGCAGTTGGTGCCTCCTACTACGAATTTCAGGATGTTCGCAATGGCACACCAATGACTCACTTTGAGCTCAATGCTACTACGTCGTTCGAGTTCTGGAAGGTCTTTAAATCGCATAAGGTGGTAGATCCCGAATTCATTACGTCCCTAACACGTGCACAGCTGCAGCTCTTTGTTGGCGTCTCCGTTCTCGGTGATGGGACAGGCGTACATCGAGAAACGCAGTGCAATATAGTGCAGGAGAATGAGAAACAGCTTTTTGCTGTGCAGATGGCCTGTCACCTCCTAGGCATTCGCACCAGCCTGCGTCAGCAGGACATGATGTCATACGGCAAGCCTGGAAAGAAGTGGGTGCTAGGCCTCCTAACGCAGACCTTTGTGAATCCTAAACGGGCTGTGTACAACGCCGGAGCCGAAGGTATGCGCATCACGTACGAGACGTACGAGGGGACTGTTTGGTGTGTAACAACTCGTAATGGTAACTGGCTTTCTCAGCGTAAGGGTTCTGTGTCATATACTGCAAATACCTACGATCTCGGGGAGAAAGAATTTCGGTATCTCTGGCAGGACATGATCATCAAGCTTCGGTTCGGTCGAGACAAGCGCGTCAAGAAGGCTTACAACAAGCGTAGCGGTGAGATGTATATAGAGTTTCCGTGGCAGACGCGTGTTGAAGTAAGAAGCGCCCAGCACCCCGAGACGCTTGTTGGTGATGGCCTCCATGGTGCCATTATGTCGGAGGCCGCGAAGCACCGCAAGGACACCTGGGAGCAGTATATTCGTGCGGCTCTTTCGGACTTCCGTGGATGGGCGACCTTCGTTACTACTCCAGAGGGCTTCAACTGGCTATATGACCTTTGGATGTTGGGCATTTCTGGAGATGTTGGGCTTAAGGACTACGAGTCGTGGCGGTTCCCGTCGTGGGACAACCCCATTGTGTATCCTGGTGGCCGCCAGGATGAGGAAATCAAGCTCATCGAGCGTACTACGGCGCTAGAGTGGTTTATGCAGGAATTTGGTGCTGAGTTTGGCGCTTTCGTTGGTAAGATCTATGGCGAGTTCGATCCGACGTTGCACATCAAGCGACACACCTTCAATCCTGCATGGGCTAACTACATTGCCTTCGACTGGGGCTTCACGAATCCGTTAGCTGCCGTAGAGTTTCAGGTTGACCCTTGGGATCGGGTGTATGTGTGGCGCGAGCACTACAAGTCCTTCCTACAACTAGGTGAACACATCCAGATTCTAAAGAATCGCCAGCAGCCTGAAGGGTACCACTTAGACGTTGGATTTGGTGATGCTGCTGATCCTGCGGCTGCGATGGAGATGAGCACACACTTTGTTGGTACATGGGCACTTCCAGAGGCTAAGGAGAACTGGCGTCAAGGTGTGGATTTGGTTAAGAAGTTCTTGAAGCCTCGAGATGTGTATAGCCCCGGTGGTAGTCTGGTTGTTTGTGATGAGTATGGTACACCGCTTCAAGAACCGTGGATGTTTATAGATCCATCCTGTATTAATACCATCCGGGAGTTCAACAACTATCGTGCAGCTGATGCTCGGCCCGAAGTCAATCCCCGAGAAGCAGCCAAGAAGCATGATGATCACGCGCTCGATGCTATTCGCTACGGACTTATGCACATCTTTGAGTTGGGTTGTGCATCACGCCTGTCGGATGTGTACGACCTGAACGAATTTTCCGACACCTCAAAAGCCTTCGGATCTGTTGAGGGTTCGGGGTACTTTACCACAAGCGATCTGGATGACATGTAGGAGACCTAAATGGCAATTGGATATGAAGTCACACTACGGAATACTAGGCTCGACGCGGTTACCACTAGGGCTGGTAACGCTGCGTTGCTCCGCGTTTATGATGGTACCCGTCCGGCGACTGGGGCAGCAATTACTACTCAGGTGTTGCTAGCGGAGCTGACTTGTGGTTCGCCGTTCGCGGCGGCTGCCTCTGGCGGGGTATTGACTGCCAACGCGATCACCCAGGATGGGTCGGCTGATGCTACCGGCACTGCTAGTTGGTTCCGAATGGTCCAATCAGATGGTACCACTTTTGTTGTGGATGGTAACGTTGCCGCTTCTGGTTCTGATCTGAACCTGGATTCCATCAGTATCGTTGCCGGTGGTGCCGTGTCGGTCACATCGTTCGTAATCACACACGGAAACCCGTAATAGAATAGGAGAATATCATGGCAGGTGGGTACTACGATTTATCTACTGGAGTAACTGTCAATCAGGTGATCGGCGGAATTGCCACCCGTGCCCGAGATTTAATGATCGATATCGTTAAGTTCGAGGTCTTCCGGACGGGAAATGTTCTTACCACTGCGCCGTTCAGCCTGCCGCAGGCGTCTGTTGATGACATTGGCAGTGCATCCCTCGATCTTGCCCACTTCCAGAAGATTTGGGCTGGAACGGTCCAGGCTCGCGATAAGGCGGACGCCGCATTCGTCAACTACGATTTTCAGACGTTCGTGAAGCGACTTTACGGACCACGCTAAGTTAGCGCCCCATGACCCTAATTCGTAGGCTAGGTAACGCCGACGACATCTCCTTTTCCACTGGACTCGGAGGTGTCGACGGTGCTACCTACGGTACGATTGCGATTCTGTTCCGCCCATCAGCGGACCCTGTTTATCGTTGGCTGGTAAAGCTGCACGACATCGCCGGCGCTGATTTGGGTGGCATAGGCGTTCTTGGTGATGGGAAGGTTTTCTGGAAAGGTTCAGGTCCCTGGGCCACGGAGGGGCCAACCGTTACTTTTGGTGATTGGCATTTGCTGATTGCACGCAAGAACACAGGGGACTTGAAGCCAAGATTTAGCTTGCAAAATGTTACGGTAGATACATGGGACCACGCCGATGGTGTGGATACCCAACTGGACTGGGCGTCGCCGTCTGGTGGTAGCGTCCGGACAAACAACGCAGCTCTTAACGAGGGGCCTAGCGGAGACTTTGCCGCAGCAGCATTTTGGGCTAACGAGTTGCCGTGGGCGGCTGACACGTTCGGCGACGCGGAAATTGAGGTAGCTAATCTAGACGTGCATCTGGACAACTGGCGGGATCACATCCCATCGTCTGGCTGGCAATTTTCCCAGACTAGCTCCAGTGAGATGGTTGAAGACTTCACCCTTAATCGGGCTGATGAAACATCTACGGGTCAGGGGACCCCAACTACCGTTACTGACCTCGACTTCATCTTTGCAGAAGTTGGCATCCTGGCCCTATCCCGCAACTTCCTGCGTGACACCCAGAACGAGCCGGGTGCTACCGGGATCATTCATGACCTGTCTGAAACCCAGGGCACCGCGACCACAATCGGGTCAGGCAGCGTCAGCTCTGGCAGCTTCATCGAAGTTCTCCGGTTCTGGCGAGTCGTTGACGCTACGGTGGAAGCTAGCGTGCCCATCGACACGTCCATCGCCATGTCCGCGGTATCAGCGGCCACACTTGCTTACCGTTGGCGGGTCCAAAGGTATAACAGCGCTGGTGTACTACAAGAAAATTCTACCTATTCTAGTGAACACAATACGTTTGGTGTGAAAACGCAGACGATGGTGCTGACTGGACCATTCGTTGCTGGCGATATACTCGCACTAAGTATGGAACTGAAGAAGGCGGGCGGCGGCGGCTCCCGCAGCTTCACTCTGTCGATCAACCATGCGTTCTCATTTGTGGAGTTTTCAGTAGCCGAGGCACCATCGGTTACTGGAACTATAGCAGTTACCGAAGATGATGATACTTTAGCTGCTTCTGGCACCTCTGTTCCCCCACCAATTAGCGGAACTATTAATGTGACAGAGGCTAATGATACTTTAGCTGCCTCTGGCACGTTTGATAGTCCAGGAGTAACTGGTACTATAGCAGTTACCGAAGATGATGACACGCTGACAGCATCAGGCACCTTTGTTCCTCCACCAATTACAGGTACGTTGTCCGTCACTGAAACTGATGATACGCTTTCAGCATCAGGTACCTTTGTTCCTGGGGGAGTAACTGGTAGTATCTCTGTCACCGAGGCTGATGATACGCTCACGGCTTCTGGTACCTTTGTTCCCGCGGAAATAACTGGGACTTTATCGGTAACCGAAGCTGACGATACCCTCACAGCTTCTGGCACAGTTACTACGGGTGGTGTAGCTGGCAGTATTTCCGTCACTGAGCAAGATGACACACTGGTTGCTACAGGAACGTTTGTACCTCCGACGATTACTGGCTCGTTGTCTGTTACCGAAGCAGATGACACCCTGTCAGCTACTGGGGAACATATTCCCGGTCCTATCAATGGCAGTATCAACGTCGTAGAAGTCGACGATGTCTTAACTGCTTCTGGCAGTGTAACGGTTCCGTCGGTCTCAGGCAGTATATCCATAACAGAAGCTGATGACACTCTAGCTGGTGTGGGAACGTTCGATGCTGGGAGCTCTTCTGGATCAATATCGGTAACTGAGGACGATGACACTCTTGCTGCATCCGGAACTTATGGGCCCGGAAGCAGGACAGGTACTATCGCATACACAGAAGAGGATGACACTCTTGTAGCGTTGGAAACGACTGTTCCGGCGGTAGACGTGTTCATCCTCGTTGGTCCTACTAGGGTCCTCAGTCCCGTTGCTGTTAATACCACTAGGACATCTTCAATTGTGGGTAACACGCGTCTAGGTTATTCTGTGGCAGCGACACGTGCCGATCGAGGGGAGTAGACATGGTAAGTATTTACACCACTGCAACAGAGTACTTAGCGAATGAGATAACCATTCTTCGCGGCAGCGTAGACGACGTCGTAGGCGTCGGTGTTTATCACAACGTGAGTCCAGCAGTAGTGCCAACGGTGAACGACTTTACAATGGTTTCCTTAGTCGACGGTACAGCAGAGCCTCCTGACTCACTATCAGAGCTCGGCAAGATCGACGTATTATCGTTGGTCGGCGGGAAGGTGGGTGCCGACCTCGCTCTAACTGCTGGCGACTACCAACGATGGGTACTGATACAAACAGCATCAGAAGACATAATCAGGTCTATTGACACGGTAACAGTACAATGAGCGTGTTGGTGGAGGATGGCTGGATTAAGATTCGTTTCGTCGAATCTAGTGCCGTGGGAGTATTCATCGGTACAGGGCAGCAAGCGCCTGACACGTGGCATCCTGCCTACGTAGATGTCATCGAGCAGGTAGTCAAGATTCGTCCACCAACTACTGGGCCAACGCGAATTTGGTTACGGGTCCGTGGAACCGTTACTGAAGTCGGTACGGTAACATTATAGGAGCCACAATGACTAGTCAAGATACAAACGGCCCTGTGGAGACGGGTATCGACCAAGAGTGTACTCAAGATCCTGAGTATGTGGACGCTGGCTCAGCGGGTTTAGCTGCGTATGTGCAGGAGCGTCAGGTAACATTTCGCGAGGCTATGGACAAGTACGAACTTGTGGATGCTGTTTACGATCCGCTCAATGGTTCTTATGTTGTTATGGCTGAGCGTGATGGTAAGCAGTTAGCTGATGTGTCGATACGCGAGTTGGGGTATAGTTCCCCTTCACCCTTTACCGCATGGACACGTGAGGAGCACAATCCCAAGCTTCGTGATAAGTTAGGCCTGCGTGAATATTACCGAATGAAGCGGCAGGACGGTTCTATTCGCGGTTCGATGAGGCAGTTCAAGTCGCCTATTCTCAGTGCTCGGTGGTCACTAACGCCGCCTGAGCAGACTGACCGCGCAAAGGCTATTGCTGAAGATGTTCGCTTGAACCTGTTTGAGGGTATGTCACATACGTGGGCAAGTACTCTTGAGGATTGTCTACTTATGTGTGACTACGGACATATGGTCATGGAGAAGGTGTGGACCAATCAGGATGTACCAGGTAAGGTTACGCTACGTAAGTTGGGGCCGCGACACCCTCTAGACGTTCGTGATTGGATATACGATGCGAATGGTGGCCCTGATGGTGTTGTGATGGAACCGACAGAAATGTCTGGCACTGAACAAGGCATATTTATACCCATCGATAAGCTAGCAATCTTCAGTCTGGAGCCTGAGGCTGGCGATCTTAGTGGTATCTCTATCCTCCGTTCAGCATACAAGCATTGGTACTACAAGGAGACGTTCTATAAGATTGATGCTATACAGAAGGAACGTCACGGCATCGGTGTTCCGATTATCAAGTTGCCGCCGGGTTATGGTCCTGATGATAGACGTTTGGCTGACGAGATGGGCCGAAACCTTCGTACCAACGAGAGAGCACACATTGTTCTTCCCCCCAACTGGGAGGTACTGTTTGCGAAGCTTGAGGGGCAGCCTGTTGATTGCCTTAAAAGCATCGAACATCATGACACGATGATTTGGATGAATGTTCTCGCATCGTTCTCGAAAGACACTAAGTCAGATGTTGATAATGCTGAGATGTTTCATCGTGCCACTCGGTATGTTGCTGACACCGTTGCCGACATCATGAATATGTTCGTCATCAGGCAGTTCGTGGATATGAACTACGCACGTAATAAGTCGTATCCTAAGCTGCGCGCTCGTCGGATAGGTGAGGAGAACGAACAGCGTACGCGCTCGTTTACTATTCGAAACCACATCGGTTCTAAGGCTATTACGCCAGATAGGCCTCTCGAGGATCATCTTCGAGACGAGTTGGATCTTCCGCCGTTCGATCCTGCAACGGCGAGAGTCGTCGAGACGCCTCAGGCGCCTGGCGAGGATGGTGAGGATGGCGATGTTGGTGCTCCTACTCCAGCCAAGGCGGGTCCTGCACGAAGTGGACCTCCTAGGCAGCGAACACAGCCTCCGGCCGGTCCCGCAAAACGAAATTCGGGGCAGGATAGGTCAGGGGGGAAATAGCAAGTGTTACTCGTATATCATCTAGTAGTGTGTACCTTTAGGTTTAAAGGGTACAATTGATTCAGGTGAAAGGACTGTCATGCCGGGTAATGCCGCTAAGGGTCTTGGGTACAAGCGGACCATAGCCAAGGCTGCGAAGAAGGTAGCCAAGAAGAAGGTGGGTAAGAAGGCTATGGCTAAGAAGGCTATGGCTAAGAAGGCTGGAGGTCGTAGTGGGTAGGCGCGTAGGATATTGGAGCGATCTACGCGGTGCCCAGTTTGATGAGACGAGCCTCTCGGGCTGGGCGCACGCAATGTCTCCTGGCACTTATAAGCACCCACTCTATGGTGAGTTGGACTTCAGTGTTGAGCGTCTGCAACGCTTTGCAGATAGCGTAAACAACCGTGTGCGTGGTACTGACCTCGATATCGATTATGATCACAAACGTGAAACGAGTGAGGCTGCCGGTTGGGTTAAGTCAGCACAGATGCGTTCTGACGGCCTTTGGCTATTTGTGGAGTGGACGAAGTCAGCTTATACCAAGATCAAGGAGAAGGCCTACCGATACTTCAGTCCTGAGTTTGACGACGAATGGACTGATGCACAAGGCAACAAGTTCAAGGATGTTCTGTTTGGTGGTGGAATTACTAACCGCCCGTTCCTCAAGAATCTTGTGCCGCTTAACCTGTCGGAATTGGATTTTGCGTCTCCGGAGCCGACATCTACTAGGAAGGATGTGGAAGTGGACCTGAAGAAGCTTGCGGAGCTTCTGGGGCTGCCCGCGGACACCGCGGAGGAGGACGTTTACAAGACCTTCGGCGAGCGTCTTCGGGCCAACCCAGCACCGCCAACTCCTCCTGCACCAACTAACGATCCGCCGACTCCTCCTGCTCCGCCGACTCCGACCATCAAGTTGTCTGACGAGCTCAAGCAGCTTGCGGAGCAGAATCCTGTTGTGAAGTCTCTACTCGAGGCTTTCGAGGCGCAGACCCGGCGTCATGCTGAGGATGTCCAGAAGCTGCAGGAGGCCGAGGTCGGTCGTCGGCTCGGCGAGCTGGATAAGTCCAAGCTCATCATCACGCCTGCGATCAAGGAACTGATCCACAGCCTAGCGATCTCGCTGAACGAGCAGCAGGGCAAGGAGTTCTGGGACCTCATGACCCACATGCACTCCAGCCAGTCGTTCCTCGTCGAACTCGGTGAGCGGGCCGGCGCTGGTGTGAAGTACGGTAAGGACAAGTCGGCTAAGCAGATCTTTGCGGACATGACTGCTGAGCTGGTTACGAAGGGTATGACGTACCCTGATGCAGTTGAGCAACTAGCCAAGGAAGATCCGGAGCTGTACGATCGGTACCGCGAAGAGACCTTCATCAAGTCACCCGAGGGGAGGTAACCGAAAATGGCTCACGGTGGAAACTTCGTACTCTCGAAGGGCTGGAAGGTCCTCACAACGTACAACGGCTCGAACGCTAATGGTGTTCAGTCGTACCGCGCAGTGAAGATCGGGGCAGCCGACACGATCGATCTAGTAGCCGCTTCAACAGATCGCACGCTCGGCGTGGTACAGGAGGACATCGACCGTACCAAGGTAGCCACTGGCAAGGCTGTTGCCAACGTGGCGCACCTCGGTATTACCAAGATGCGTGTAGGCGCAACTCCTGGAGCACTCGCACAGGGTGTACGAGTGGCTGCAGACGCTGACGGTGAGGCTATTCTTGCCACGACCGCAACACATGTCCCAATCGGTGTCCAGACGTCGTTCGGTACGCCGAACGCGGGTGACCTGATCGATGTCCTGTTGACGCCGGGTCTTCCGGTGATCTGATGAGATACCTGCGTCGTAAGGATACGTTCCCGGCCGTGCAGTGGACGGGGAGTAACAAGGCGGAAGTGGAAGAGCTTGTGGCGCTGTTGCCACAATTCGATCCGCACTACGCTGAGTTTATCAACATTTCTGTCTCGTCGTCGGGCTCGATCCTTACGATTGCATGGGACAGTTCCAAGTACGGCAACGGCTCCTTACAGTTCGAGACGGGCTGGTGGGTAGTGGCTACTATCACTAGTGGCGGACACCCTTCACTCCCCCCTGTCCAACCAATACCGGAGGATAGTCTGTTCGGGTTTAACGTAGTCGAACCGCAGGCCTGAGAAGGGAGTGAGTAACTAATGGTTTACAGCCCGTCAGGGTCTGGGAACGTCCACATCGATGAAATCCTGACTCAGGTTAGCATCGCGTGGCCCAACAACGCTCTAGTCGGTGGGTTGTTATTTCCGTCTGTTACCGTTCGGAAACAGTCGGACAAGTACTACATCTTCGGCCGTGAAATGATGCTGCCGGAGAGTGGCGATGTTCGTGCGCCTGGTACGGTTGCCAATGAGATTCCTGGTCTCCAGGTCTCGACGGACACCTACTACGCTCAGGAGCACGCACTCCAGGTGCCGGTGACCGACGAGGAGCGTGAGAATAGCGACTCGCCTCTAGCACCTGACCGCGATGGTACTGAGTTGGTAACTCAGCGGATCATGCTCGGTCGTGAGGTTGCTACAAAGAACCTCGCTACCACTGCGGCGAACTACGCCTCCACCAACACAGTCACCCTCTCGGGCACTAGTCAGTGGAATGACTACGTTAACTCAGATCCGATTGGTGACCTTCGGACTGGTGTAAGCGCAGTTCATGCGAGGATCTTCCTGCAGGTGACGCTTGGTCTATTCCCGTATCAGGTAATGACCAAGCTAGAAGACCACCCCGACTTCCTGGAGCGGATCAAGTACAGTGAGCGCGGGATCTTCACACCTGAACTGCTAGCGGCTGTTATCGGACTTGGGCGAATTGTCGTTCCAGGTGTTGGTATGAACACAGCCAATGAAGGTCAGCCCGTATCACTGGGTTATGTGTGGGGCAAGGACGTTGTTATGGCGTATGTGCCCCCACGTGCAGGTCTACGAATTCCTGCCTACGGGTACGAGTATACCTGGGGTCGGCAGTTTGTTGATCGGTGGCGGGAGGAGCCACGCGTGTCGGACTTGATTAGGGTTCGGCGGCGGTATGACCACAAGATTACTGCCCAGGGTGATCCTGGTACTGCTGATGCCAACAAGTCTATTGCTGGCTATCTCATCAAGGCAGCAGTACTGTAATGGCCAAGGGATGGAAGGCGACTACGACAATTAAGGCCGGTAAAGCTGGCACCTTTATGGACGGCGATATCGTGACTGGATTGGACGCTAGTCAGATGGCCCAGCTCTGGGAGGCTGGCGCGCTAGAAGAAGCGGTAGTGACGGACTCTTCTAGCAGCGACCCTGCAGAGCCCCCGAAGATTTCCACTACTGAGGGGAATGGGCAGGGAGGGAACGCCAAGGAAGGTGACGCCAGCACTAACTAAGGCGTAGTGCGACGGGTCGCGAGTTTGCAAGGATTGGCTCGCGACCCGTCGGGAACTTGGAGGAAGAGATGGCTAGAATCACCGTTACGGAAGCGCAAGCTTGGGTTGAGGGTACCAAGTTTACCATCGTAGAGCCTCTCTCGACTACCAATGCCTCTCTCCTGAGTCAAATCGAGACGGAGATAATAGCGCGCGTTAGTTCTGCTTATGACACTTCGGCGTGGTTGAACGAGGCATCTACTCCACCGCTAGTCAAGGTAGCTATTGCTAAGTTGTTTGTATCGTGGGCTTATCGTCGTCAATATAGCGAGGCTATTTCCGACGAAGATGCAGCCTATGCACGCTTTCTGGCTGCTAACTCTGAGCTGATAGTTTCAAGCTTGGTTGACGGCTCGATTAAGATACCCGAACTTCCTGGCGAATCCATCAATGTTCCTATATTCTATCCTACAGACGCTTCCTCTGTCATGGAACCAACACTAACCGACCCGTCCCTTGGTCCAGCTAAGTTCTCTATGGGGCAGGTGTTCTGATGGCTCCGCTGCCGCGTATGGGATTTAGAACGGATCCTCTATCGGTTCATCAGCTCAAGCTGTCAGTTGGCGGCTTAAGGTTCCATAGGGAGCTAACGGCTGGGTGGCAAATCACACCTTCGATTGGCATGGTTGCCAGAGATGTGGATCGATTGGGAATTGATATCAGATCCTTCAAAGTACCTCTGACGCGGTCGATCAAGAGGGTGATGATACCCTCTATTCGGAAGAATTTCGAAACTGGCGGACGTCCTCCGTGGGAACCTTTGGCATCCGATACGGTAAAGCTGCGTGGTGGTAGTGCTTGGCCTATTCTAGTCCGTACGGGAAAACTGAAGAAGGCTGCTACTCGCTTTACCATCTGGGACATCAGCCAGACTAGTGCTGCTGTTAGACGTCTACCAAACAACGTTTGGTATGGCGCATTGCACCAAGAAGGTACTGGCGGCTTTGGTCGATTTATGCAAAAGGCGGAAAAGGAATTAGGCGCAGGCGCTTCACCTAGGGATATTTTGGGCCGTGCATTTGACTTGTTGGATATTGAGCGTGGAGGCCCTAGAGGTCATAGGGCTATAGTCATTCCTCAACGACGGTTCATTATGTATCAGGAAGACGACTTGGACGATATTCAACAGATCTTCCTTGAATGGCTTACTGAACGCACCGTTCGAGTTGGGCGCTTCTCTGCTGGAGCTGCAACTCGTGTTGGTGTCGGAGGGCCTTTAGGGAGGGTTGTTCGATGACTCAACCACTCACTGATAGTACCCTAGTGATTGCGGATCGTTTTTACACGATCTTGAATGCGAATAAGGTCTCCCTGGGTTTAGAGGATGTTTGGTTCGGTGATCAGGACCTACTACCTCGTACGCCTGCACTGTGTGTCGAACCAGGAGTAAAGCGCCGTGAGCTGAGTGCAGCCCAGAACATGACGTTGAATACGATCGATACACACTTCCTATTGTATTATTCAGAGATCGTGGAGATACAACAACAACGTCGTGCAACAGTTGCATTCGCTGAGGCAATAGAAACGTTCCTACACCAAAACCACCAAACCCTCCTTGCTGTGGGTGGACAGCAGCTTACGATTCATGGGTTGTGTACTGATATGGACCCTGGCTACGCGGTCAAGAAGGATAGGTACTTTAGTGCTGTGATCATAACGTGGACCAGCACGACAAAGACACGTCTCAAGACCTAGGAGGTATGGTGAGATATTCCCTAACGTCGACTAGCAAGCACACAGTCGTCATTGATGGCCTAGGAGTGTTCCAACAAGGTACTACGGAAATAGGTGAGGAAGCCGTCAACATGTTCAAGCTGACGAGGGGAATGCCTCTCCTAACAGCACGACTTCCAGAAGGTGTTAAGATCTCTGCTGATATCAGCAACGAGAAGACTGAAGGAGAGTGAGCCATGCCCTATGGGACTGGAGCTGGAGGCCTATTGGGTGTCGCGCTTGAGACGGTATCCGGCACCTACCTAGCACCCACCAAGTTTGTACCTATCAATAGTGAGACCCTTCACGTGGTTGAAGATACGCAGTGGAGGCGGCCAATTAGAGAGTCGGCCGACATCATCGGGGCCGTTGCTGGCAACGAGCACGCTGAGGGTGACCTGGAGATGGAGTCCCTTGAGGACTGCATCGTCTACTTCTTACTTGCGGCTCGTGCCAATGTCGTCAAGACCGGTACTACGCCTAACTTCACGTATACCTTCACACCGTCGTCGATAGCGATCCCCACGAGGACGCTATCGATCACAATCAAACGCTCCGACCAGGTTTTTGGTTATACCGGATGCATTGTAGGATCCTTCAAGTTTGGAATCAACAACGGTCTACTGACCTTCGGCGCCAGTATCATCGCCCGTGACGAAGCTGCGCAGTCTTCGCCTACGGCAACGTGGCCTACTTCGACACCTTTCGGCGCCGGGACCTACGAGGTTGAAATCCCCACAGGGACGCCTGTTATCGACACGGATACGTTCGAGTGGACTAGGGAGGATAACGGCGAGCCTCAGTTCCGTCTTAAGAATTCCGGGCGTGGGGCACAGTTCAATAAGTTTGGTGAGGGTGAAACTAGCTTTACCATGTCTCGTGACTTCCTTACCCGTGCTGACTATGACTTGTTCAAGGCGATTGCAGCCCAGAGCATTTCGATTACAGCCAGTAAGGGTGCCAACAACGAAATCTCGATTCTCACTCCTGTCACGTTCAAGGAGACGTACGAGGTTGGCCTGAGCGGTCAGGGTGACCTACTCATGGCTAGCGTTGGGTATCGTGCGTCAATCGACGCGACGGGTAAGTCTTACGAGATTGCCCTCAAGACCCAAGAGGACATCACACTTGCATAATAAGCTGGCTGACTAGAGGGAGGTCAACATGCCGGTTGGTGTTGTACAGGGAGAACCGGAACACTTCGATCTGAAGACGTTGCCGGGTGGCTTCGTTAAGATTAAGCGTATGAACTACGGCGAGAAGATGACTCGTCGACAGTTCAGCTCCAAGATGGAAATGGAGACGGATCGACGCACCAAGTCGATGAAGAGCATCGTAGACCTTTTCAAGGAAGATGCGGATCTCTACGACTTTGCTCACTGCGTAGTCAGCCACAACATAACGGATGTTGACGAGCGCCCGTTAGACTTCAATAACCCAACTGATGTCAGGAAGCTGGCTGGCAAGATTGCTGAGGAGATTGGCACCTACATCGACAGTGTCAATAACTTCGAGGAGACCGAAGAAGTGGGAAACTCGTAGGGCTGATTCGCGCTCATGTGGTAGGGAATCGGCCACTCTCCGAGTTAACAGAGGGGGACGCAGTAGCAGCTGTAGGTCTGATAAGTCTATGTCGGACGTATAGAGTGTTACCGTGTTCGGGCGGACTATTGGACCAGGATAGTCTTTTCATTTTCCTAGCTAGTGAGTTTGAGGCAGCACACTCAGAGAGGGCGGAGCTAGAGCAGAAAAGAGCCACGGCCAAAGCTAAGAGTCATAGGTAGTGGGAGGTAGGTACGGTGGCGATTTCAACTCGCGAGGTGTACCTCCTCCTTCGTGCTAGGGACGAGGCCTCCAGAGTTGTTCGCGGTTTTAGTTCCCAGCTTATGCGTACGGCTGCTCAGGCGCAAGCTGCTAACCTACGTTCGGAGGCGGCCGCTAAGCGAGAAGAGGCTGCTCGGATTCGTGCCGCAGCCGCAGCTGAGTCTGCAAGTCTTCGTGCAGAGGCTGCTTCTAGACGTAGGTTGGCTTCGCAGAGGATGGCTGATGGCGCTACAAAAGCTTCCACTGCAAGCATCCTAAGTCAGGCTGCTGCCTTTGATGTGCAACGTGCAGCAGTTCACAGATCTGCACAGACACGCGTAGTAGCATTAACCACTGAGGCTAAAGCTCTCTCGGCACAAGCGAGGGCTATTGAAGAGGGTGAGCGTAGGAACAAGAGCTTCTCTCGCTCCCTGACTGCTGTCTCTGGCGGCCTCCAAACTATGGGCATCGGTTTCGCTATTACCGGTGGTATCATAGTTAAGGTCCTATTCAATGCTAGCAAAGCTTGGCAGGCCTATGAGACCCAAACTGCGAAAACACTTACGCAGGTTGATGGGTTCACCACATCCGTGCGGGAGCTTGGTGATATAGGCCTGAGTGTTGCCAGGCGACTTCCTGTAGCCTTTGAGTCCATCCAGGAAACGCTGTTCTTCATCCTATCTTCGATTGATACCAACCTTAAAGGTGCTACGATAGGCCTAGAGAAGTTCGGTAGGGCCGCTGTTGCTGGCCAAACCGATATGCAGACGGCGGCTAAAGGTACGATAGCAATCCTAAACGCGTTCAACGTCCCAATTGAGAATGTAAACGAAGTCTTGGACGTCCAGTTCGAACTGGTGCGTAAAGGTGTAGGTACATACGAGGAGTTCGCAAAGGTCTTTGGTCAGGTTGTTCCTGCAGCAGCACGCGCGGGGCAGAACTTTGAGACTATTGCTGCAATGCTTGCTTTCCTAACCCGAAATGGTCTGAGTGCTTCTAGGGCTGCTACTTCTGCTGCTCGAGCTATGGAAGCGTTTGCACATCCTACAGCGGTTGGACGTCTTGAGGCTATGGGCGTCGTCATGAAAAACTCTGAAGGTAACTTCCTACCTCTAATTGACATACTTACATCACTGCGAGAGAAGTTACTAGCGATACCCGCTGGTGATCGCATTGAGGCTATCCAAGACATATTTAAAGGTGCTGGCAACCAGATCCAGGCACGTCGATTTATCGATCAGGTCCTTCTACGTAAGGGGGACTTGGAGGACTTTACCAGTCTTCTAGAGTCGATGGGTAGCGCCTCAGGTGTTATGGAGGAGAAGTTCCGTGAGATGTCAAACACGGCGGCTGTTAAGATGCAGCTTCTCTCCAATAGATGGCAAGTCTTGAAGATTGCTATGGGTGAGGCGGTGACGCCCGTACTGCTCACACTCGTGAGTGGTATGAGCAGGGTTGTTGACTGGTTCAATAATCTTAGTCCGGGCGTTAAGAAGATCGTTTCCCAGTTCCTTATTTGGGGTGCAGTTGTTTCACTCATTATTGGTGTCCTACTTGTTCTGATCGGTCTACTAGCAGGATTCGTAGCTGCCTTTGTCGTTGCTGGTACTGAGATCCTAGCCGTGCTGGCTATCATAGCTGCGGTCGTGGTAGCTGTCATAGGTTTGGGTGCAGCCATAATAGCCGCGTGGAAGAATAGTGAGGGCTTTAGGCAAGTACTAGTAGGTGTTGTTAGCATCTTCAAGCAGCTTTGGGCAATTGTGGTAAATACTGCCCAAGGAATCGGACAAGCCTTCTCAAAGCACTTGCTGCCCCCACTTCAAAAGTTCTTCCAGGTAATAGAGAAGCATGTCTTTCCTGCAGCACGTAATTTCCAGAAGATGCTGGCCGAGGAGGTTATACCGAAGGTTAAAGAAGCCGGACGTATAATTAAGAGCATCCTGGGCAAAGCTTTCGAGTTCCTTGGAATGGTTATTGAGAAGGTAGCCGTTCCAGCTATCCAAAAGGTGTCCGAATGGTGGCATGAGCACGAGGAGCGTCTTCGTCCACTAATCAAGGCGTTCGCGCAGGTAGTGAAGTGGACCCTAATCGTGGCTGCTGTCTTTGTTGGTATTCTGATAGCAGCACTGGCACTGCCCATCATCGTCATCGGGCTTATCATAG